CTTATATCATACCAGTAGTTTGCATCTTGGTCACTTGCCTGAGGTTTTAATGATCTTTCATTATTAGCATCTAACCACATGAATAATCCCTTACGAGGTACATCAGTAGTTGTAGAAGAAGCAGTTGAAGTTGCACTCTTCATCAAGTTTACCCATACAGTACCATTATATCCCTCTACAGTTTGTTCAGTTGTATTATAACGTATCTGTCCTGCGTCTGGTGCTGAAGGTCTATCTGCTGTTGATCCTGCAGGTAATATTAAACCAGAATCAGGGTCAGCAGCATAACCACCTCTTATTAATAAATTGGCACTAGGAGCAAAACGAATCTCAAAATTATGATCCGAGTTTGCTACTAATTGTTCTACTCTTAATGTACTCATCTTACAAAGAAATAACCTGGATGACCTTGACCACTGGCAGGACCTGAACCATAGATACCTGCTGAGGTAGTACCAGTATAACCCCACAGAACTCTATTATTACTATAACGAGATGTCTGATTGCTAGATGGATTTGAGTGATAATCAAATATTTTATAATTGTTATCATATAATCTAATATGCTCCCATCCGCCAGGTTGCTCCCAGTTGTAAGGATATACATGAGAGACTCTAAAGTTTCCTTCTCGTCTGTCACCCTGACGACTATCCCCACCAGTATTTAACGCACTATGATATTGAATACCGCCACGATATTTAATGAATGAGGCATAGTTCCATTCATCATTTGCTACTGTACCACCATTGTATGTATCATATACACCGCCTGGTGGTTGTGTATTATTCTTTGCTAGTCTTACATTTATTGTCTCTTCACCGCCATTAGCTCTTGAACATACATCACGAATGAATGTATCAGCATACTTCCTACCATTTGTTTCACTGTAATAATTACCAGATACAGGAACATATTGTGCTGTCACACCATCAATTGTTTGAGAATATAAATTATCTGCTTCAAATATTCCGTAATGATTAGTTGATGACGATCCTGCAGTCATAACACATACCCATCCACCATCATAATTATCACAATCAACATAACAATATGTTGGAGAATCATATCCTATGGGTTGTATCCAATAATAACCAGAGGGTCTACCTGCCTGTTTTATTGCTCTACCATTTCTAGCAGGTGTACTATAATTACCTGCAGTATTACCTGCTGAACCTGCAACTCCTACACTTATCCATGTGCTGTTATTATAAACTTCAAATGAAGCAGTTGTAGTATTAAATCTTATTTGTCCTACCTTACTATTAGATACACTAGGTCTTTCTGCAGTTGTGCCAGTAGGAACTCTGTGTGCACCTCTATGAGCAAACTTCAGAGTACCTTCAATCTCTAGGGTATGTCCAGTCGAAACATTGACCTGATCTACAGTTTGCGGAGTACCGCCCATTTGACTGACGTTTAATTGACTCATGTTTATGTTTTATCAAATGTTAATGGATATGCTGCCCATCCACCTTGAGTTCCTACTGAAGGATATGCAAGTGCAGAGGAATTAATATCGACCATTTCAAGCATATACCAACGATAACCTGCTGTGTTATTAAAAGATCTAGATACTTGTCCTCCTTCACTACCAGAACCTGATCCACCAAAGTGAAGTCTATCAAGATATGTCCAAAGATTTGCTGTCTGAGTAAAGTTTCCACGATGAACATCTTGGTTAGATCCCCAGACGTTTACATTACCAACCATGTTTGCATGTTTATACCATCTGATTCTATTTAACACTTGTCCAAAATCCCACTCAGTCACCTTAACTGCAAAAAACTGTGGCCAGTTGACATTACCTGGACTGCTATGTCCTGTATGAAATGCAAAATCATTACTATCTGTTGATGAAACATACTCTAAGAATGAACGTGTATTAGTTGTTGCACTTAAAGTTTCATCACCAGTTGTACCATCATTATATCTTAATCCTTCAAATAGTATTGGATTTTCTGTTCCTGTGACTCCTTGATGATTTGTGTTTATTGCTCCCTCTGCTACAGTAAATCCTCCACCTGTACCAATAGTACCGACTGCTCCTGCTACATTTGTAGTTCCTGCCTCATTTACCCATACATTATCCTTATATAATCTTAATCCTTGTGTCTCAGCATTATACTGAATACTACCAGTTTCATGTGGTGAATCTTCTTTTGCAGTATCAGCACCACCATCAGCAAATGTTGATGCACTTGCTCCTCTTTCTAGTTGTGCTCCTACCCACCATATACTTCCACCGTTATGTCCACTATCAGGACCACCAACTCTAACTTGAAGATTAGTGGTACTAGCACTACTTAGTGTTCTTGTTATTGAAAATCTTGTCCATGTTGTTGGTATAGTAATAGCGGTATTATGTGCGACTGTATAACTTCCACTATCAGGGCATTCAAAAAGATACAACTCACAATTACTTTGAGTTCCAGATGCTTTTGCGTATATACTAAAAGTCCACTGTTGTCCTTGAGCAGCAGGGCAAACATTATATGCTGATGAATTATATGTATTTGTATATGAATCATTACCAGTAGTGACCATCTTTAATGGCACTCCACCTATACCTGTAGGACCTGCTGTTCCAGTATCTCTAGTTAATGTACATCTAACACCGCTATTCCATCCTACATTAGTAGCATCATTAGGATTTGGTGTGAATAAATCTAAAGGATAGAATTTATGGGCAAGAAAATTTTTTGAACCATATACAGGTAAATCCTGATATGACTGTGAGGTTAAAAATCTAACATCACCCTCATGTGATATAGTAGATTCTTTGGTAAGAGTAATCTTAAAACCAGAATTACTTGTACCTTGTAAATATCCAACGTTTAGTTGACCCATTACCTAACACTCCAACTACCACCTGATTCTATGGTGACTGTATAGTTATTTGCGATCGTTATTGGACCTGCACTCATACCGTTAGCAAACTCTGCACCTGCTGTAGGTCCTATGGTCAAGTTTTCTGATATGGTATTTGCATTTGTACGAACTATACTATCTGTTCCTAATGAAGGTCCTCCTCCTGCTAGTGCTGCCCAACCTGCACTTCCTGTACCATCATCTGCCTTGTAGATTTCAGCAGAGTCATTTGTTGAGTTAAATCTTATCGTACCAACATCTATACCTGTAGGTCTTTGAGCTGTACTACCTACAGGTAATTTTAAAACACTATTGGTATTCAAAAACTTTAATGTTGTGATAATTGCACTTGTAGTGTTAGCAATCTGGTTTCCAGATATTCTTGAAATAGCCATGAGATTAGATAGGTAATTCTAAGATGTGAACTGTGTCAGTTGATAGAGGTGCATCCCCAGATGAGAATACAACGTTAGCACCATTTGTATCCACTGTGTAGTTAGTTCCTGCAATCTGTGCTACACCATTGAGGAATACTAACAGTGAATCATCAGAGTGTTTGATGCCTCCACCATATGTTGTGACTGCGAAGGTTAATGTATTACCATCCCCTGTATAAGATTTAGTAATATATTTATCTGATCCAACAACACCTCTACCAGTACCAACAACGTCTCCGTCAATTCTAACTGAACCATTAATTCTGACTCTGTAAGTTGTATCAGGTGCTTCTCCTAAACCTATATGTCCATTACCTGTGGTAGATATGTTAATATCTCCTGTGTCTGTCAGTCCAAACTCTTTAAATGCACCACCATAGTATATCCAACCTAGTGATTTACCTGGTGTCCAGTTGATATTGTAAACTATATCTCCATCAGCAGGTGTATCATATCCTGTGATATTAGAGAAATCTGGTAGTCCACTTGCATTTTCTGGTGCTAGTAAAGTCTGTTTAATAACAGTACCATCTTGGTTAAAGTATGTAAGTTTCTTAGCAGATATATTATTAGTAAATGTACTCTGTCCTTGGAATGTGACAGGACCTGCAAAGATAGATTCTAACTGGTTTGATGCTCCACCAATAACAGTTATCTTGTCCGTTAGAACCAACTCAGAGAATGTTTCAATGGTTGTGCTCTCTTCACCAACAACGTTTAACTGTGCAACATCTTCGTTAGTGATCTGACCTGTGACTGGGTTGATAACCTGATTACCAATGAATAGATCACCATTTGAGTTCAATCCTGAGTAGAATGAAACTCCTCCCTCTTCTTTAATTGACTGTGAGAATCTAATTTGCTCTTGAGTTAGAGTTTCTACCTGTGTCTGAGGGAACGCTGTACTGTAGTTACCTGGACCAAAACCAAGGTATTCAAACGTATGGTTTCCTGATCTTAGGATAGAGTGTCGTCTAAACTCTACGTTAATTGGTGCTACTGTACCATCATTATTTTCTCGTATATTAATCTTTCTTACTTCTTCGTCTCCTGCTCGTGCAGTTAACTCTACGTTAGATAATCTTTTATTAACTGAGTCATAGTTAGGTGTAGTACCTGGTTGTGTCCATCCTGTATCTGTTAGTAAGAATACTGTTGATTCCTTTGTAATAGATAACTTTGGATCTTTAACAGGTGGCGATGCACCATCTGTTGCATTAACAAGACCAATGGTGACATTATCTGCAACTGATGTTGCAGCAGCAGGATCAGCGATTGGATTATCTCTGTCAAATGTAGGATAAACTTCATTGACATTTTGAGAGAACTTCCTATCATCAAAGTTAGAAGTTGTAGGTGATATAGATCCACATAAGAGAGTTATGTAGTAGATACCATCGTCAGTACCTCTTACAAATGGTTGTACAACCTCAATGTCATAGATGTAGAAACATCTTTGTAAATTAAATGATGTAGTATCACTATTCAATGGTTGCATAACATAACCAGAGAGGGGATCTCTTGGTAATGGATTGGTCTTATCTTTATCAATTACATATCTTACACGATATGTTCTATCTTGTAAGTCTCTTGGGTCAGGTATTCTCTTGAGGAATGTAGTTGGTGTGAAGTTAACTGTGTTATATGTTGTGTTAGTAGATAAAGTTGTATAGATTTCATTATTTACTGAACTGACTGATAGATACCATCCACCGACTGATCCTGCTACACCGCTAATTGTATATGTATTAGCATCATATTGTAATGGAGATCCAACAACACCTGCTGCCAAACCAGAAACACTAGGACCATAAGGTGATATGCTTGCAGATTGTACACTTGCATCAGTTGCACCCTGTGCTACAAGTAAACAGTTTATTTTATCTGCTATTGCACTTGCACCTGTACCATCTTGTCTTGCTCCTACTGCAAAACCCTGTACTCTTGTTGTTGGTGGAGATGCTTCTACAGTATAACCATATAGATATAACCTTGTACCTGGTGTACCACCCTGTCCTGCAAGTGATGCGTTGATAGTTTTAGTTCTCTGGATGTCAATGTTAACCCAGTTAATTGATGTCTCTTCACCAAAGATTACGTTTCCATTTACAGCACCAGTATTTGAAGCTGTAAGTGTCAATACTCTTGTGCTTACGTTTATATTTCCGACTGTCGCTCCTACTCCAATATTAGTTCCTGTGATAGTCATACCTTGTATGACACCATTTACACTACCATCATTTGCTAACGTAATTGTATTTGTTCCACTAGCACCAGTAGCAGTTGTAGAGATAACATTTAAAGCTTTAGGTGGTATTATATGTGTTAATGCACCTGCCTTATCTTTAGAGAATGCTTTTGCTTTGAATCCTGCTGATCTCAATGCAGTATTACCAAAGTTAGAGTTAGAGTTGGTGATTGACATATCACCACCACTTAATGCAGTAAAGTGACCTTGATATCCCACAGCGAACACAGAAACTGCCTGTATGAATGAATCATTACTACACTTGATGTGTTCATGACCCCATCCCTTTCTATACTCAGCGAAACCATCTAAGTGTGCACCATCTCCTGCTGTTGCTACATCATAGTTTCCAGTTGATGCATTATATCTTACAAATGCTCTGTCATCTTTCTGTAGTGATAATCCAGTAAACTGTGCCACAACCATTGATTTGAAACCAGTTGCCTTTGCACCGTTTGCATGCATACCATTCATACCCCATACACTTCTTAGTGATAGGTTAAATGCGTATGGTGATGCAGAGTCAACAGTATCAATCTCAGTTTTAACTGCAATGTTTGAACCTACAGCATTACCAGTTGGTTCTCCCTGCATTTGATAGGTGAATACGTTTCCAGATGCAGATGTGACAGTAAATGAACCATTATATAAACCTGCGTCTGCTTCAGACTGTGATCCAGTCGAACCAGTGACACCACTAACGTTGATGTTTACACCAACAGAGAAGCCATGATCTCTAGGATCATCAAATTCATCAACTGTGACTGCTGTTGCAGTCTGACCATTACGTGTGATCTGTAATACTCTGTATTCATCAGATATAGGACCAACGATTCTGTTTTCCTCAACCCTTGCCTGTATTTGGTCAGTTGAAGGATCACCAGATGTATCAGGTATTGTAGCAAATGCTTTAGATACTTTCTGATAATATATCTCTAAGTCAGTTCTTGCTAGAATATTTGATACTGCAGAGTAGTCAGCGTTAGGAACTGTACCGTTTGCAATAAGAGTTGATAAAGGATTAAGACCATCAGCAAACTCAAAACATGTAAGTCTATGATGAGAAAACTTAGGTGCTAAAGTTGAGACTGAATCAGGTTTGAAATATACTCCCTCCTCTGCTCCATCAAAGAATGAGAACTGCCAGAAGTATGTACCACCAGTGACTTTGAAGATTGCTGTTCTTGGTGGAACCTGAGCTTCCGTATTAATACCTTGAGCTGGATATGTAGTGGGATATGGAACGTATTTTGGAATTATTTTAGTTCTTCTGAGGTCTGTACCAACAACAGAACAACCTCTAGGTACAATAATACCACCTTCGACTGAGTTATATTTGTAGAGAACATTGTTAGGAGAAGTTAAGTCTAGGTTTGAGTTTGCATCAATAGGTGCAACGTTTGTATATAAAACATCGCCTGGTCTATTGTCTACGACATACTCAGCAGGGTAGAGCATGATACTAAAAGCATCAAACTCGTCATTACTTAAACCAACTCTATATGAAAATCTTGCTACTTCTAAAAATGCTCTCTGTAAACTTTTAAACGGACGCAATGCAGAGTTACCCCTATTGTCAATCGCATCAGATGCATCGAAATCGTCTGGGTTGACATATATGATACGTCCAGTTCTGGACGTAATAATATTCTTGAGTCTCGTTAGTGACATTTAACTATCGCCTTTTAGTTATTTATTGAGTAAAATTAGCCGCTTGCAGAGCTAGATGCTGCGTCTGCTGCATATGTTCTTGTTGTGAATGCAGTTGAAGCATCTTCAAATCCAATTAGAACAAAGTTTGCTTCTGCTGCTGCACATTCAACAATCAGTCTTTCACCAGGACCGACTACCAATGATTTAATTTCTTCTGCACTATCTGCAGCAAGGGTATTATCTTTACGAAGATACTCTTGTGTTTCTACAGCAGTTGTGGCAACGTCAATGCTACTTACAGTCACTGCAGTTCTTGTTGCACCTGCTAATTTAGGGCAATCTTGGAAAGTAGAACTCGTTGTAAAATCAGCAGAGTTAATTCCCTTGACCACATATGCAGTTGTACCCGAATAACTACGGATATACCCATATGCACCTGCAGTTTGAGCAGTAATGGTATATGTCACACCTCCGAATAAAAATTGATCGGTAGAGTTTGTCCATGTACCTGTGATATCATAAACATATAATTGAGTATATGTAAAAGAATCAGAAGTTGTTAGATATCTATCTGAACCACCATAACCTGCACCTGCGTTTCCTGAGGTAGTTCCCTCATAAACATATAATGAACCAGTTAAACTAGCATCTTGTGAAAAATCATATTGAACGTAAGCACCACTAGAACCTGCAGTTCCATTAGTTGTCTTACCTGTAGTATATTCTGTACCATTATCAGTTGTTGCGGTGAAGTCGCCATCAGGACCATATTCACCATTAACAGTTGTTGATAGTTTGAATACCAAACCACTCATTGATGAGTCTGCTACGTTAAAACGATATACTCTGTCAGTAAAAACTGTAAGTGTGACACCGAGATACATTTGCTCAGTACCACCAGACTCTGTGAATGTAAATTCGTTATTAGCAGTACCAATACCACCAGTAGCTATTGTACCAGTAGCACCACCAGATGCAGTTATACTATCACCTGCAGCAAATTCAGATCCAGATCCTGCAAGTGTTGTAGGACCTATGGATACGATTGTACTTCCTGATCCTTGTGCTACTGCAAAAATTGTAGCAGTTGCTGTATTACCACCTGATCCTGTGACAAATGTTTCACCTACAGCAAAATTACCACTAACACTCTCTACAGTGACAGCACGAACTGCACGTTTCTTTACAACTATTTCAGTAAATGGGGGAATATAAAATGACTCAAACTTAAAAGTAGATTCTGCATCAACAGAAGTTATTGTCGTTCCACCTGTCAAGTTTGCAGTTTTAGGTAGAGCAGTGTTCAATGTCATCAAATAACCTGTGATTGCATCACCTTCATGTAAAAGATAACTAGATGAACCCAATGTCATCTTTTGATCATAATTTTTAAGAGCAACATCATACGTAGTTCCTGATCCACCTTGCTCATTTACAGTTAAAACTGTACTTGCAGATGCATCAACAGGTGCTGAATACAATAGAGTATTCGTAGCACCAGACGGTTTTGATTTTGCTAAAATTCCTTGTTTAGCCATTTATTAGAATCCAGAATAAAAGAATTGTTGTTGTCTGGTCAAACCAGTTAAGTTATTAGCACCGATACCTGCACCAAATGTAACATCATCAAGTGTAACGTTTTCTGTAGATAACAGAGTAGCGTTAGCATCAGGGAACTTAATAACACGAGGACCTGTAATACCCTCTGCCGATAAAGTTATCTGACCTGCAGTATTATTTGGAAATTTAATTGCAGGTGAAACAAGTGATTTGTTTGTAAGATCCTGCGTAGCAAGTTCAGATACCAGAGTGTTCGTAGCACCTGAGTTATTTAGTTGATTCGTAGGGGGAAACTGAAAACTTTCGTTAGAAACTGTGTTTTGATTTGCAATACTAAATGTTATCTTTTTAGTAATATCAGTAGGATCTGCAAGTATAGCAGTCAACAGTGTTTTACCAGATAAAATTTGTGTTGCTGTAGTACCAACCAACGTAATATTTTGATCAGGAACTGTGATAGTTCTGTTAGCAGTTAGAGAAGAAGTATTAAACTGAACATAACTTGTTCCAGATTCAGCGTTCTCCGTTAATTTTAGATTGACGAGAGTTTTATTCAAAGATGTCTGTTCTGCTTTTGTATCTAATAATGTAGATGCAGTTGCAGTAGGTTCAGCAGTTGTAGTCACTGTACCTGCGTCAGGTAAGAAGTATGAACGTCTTGCACCTGATGTTATCGCCCAGTTAAGTTGAAATATTGCCTCATCAGTATTATCCGTGATAACAAGATTATCCTCATCTATAAGAATAGTTTTATTAGTTAATGTTTGTTGTGTATCAGCACCAACTAAAGTTGTACCATTACCAGATGTAATAGCAGGTAGTGTCATGATTCTGGTATTAGTACCAGTACCAACATTACTTACTTCAAATCTTGCTTTAGGTCCTTGTGCATCTTCCAATACGAAAGATTGATCTCCAATAAGGAATTGTCCTGTGACTTTTACAGCACCAGTGCCTTTAGGTGCAAAAACAATATCAGCATTATTAGCAACGTCATCTACAGCAGTGACATATAATGATGTACTACTTGCAGTATTGACAATACGAGTCATGTATAAACCACCATCACCAAATGCAATACCTACTTGATCATAGGCATTTTGGTATAGTCCACTGTCTCTATCTAAGTCAAAGGCTAGACCAGGTGAATCTTTTGTACCTTGTGCAAGACCTTTAAATAACTGATTTACTTTTGCTTTTCTGTTAGGAATCAATGGATCAGATACCACAACAGGGAGAATCGCTTCTCCCGACAAGTTAGCATCTGAAATTGTTTCTAACTGTGATATCTTTTTAGTTGCCACGAATAATCACACCTTTTGTTACAAGAATTATTTATAAGACATCATCGTCTTTGTTCTGGAGAAGTAGGTTGTATAATTTACCTGCTTTATCCAATTCATTACTATAATATTTTATTCTGTCTTCTACTTCTGAGAGTATGAGTTCATACTCCATCTCTGCTGTCTGTACCCTACTAGGGAATTGAATTACCTTCGCCATCTTTCCTCCGTAGTTTTGAAATGAACAGTTTTAATCGTTTTTTAGCTTGACGGAGTTTCTGAGGTTTAAGATGCCTCTTCAGTTCTTTCTTCGAGTGGTGTTGCCAGTTGGGAACTTTCATCGTTCAAAAACTTGTTGCGAAACTCTTCAACTTGATTGATCACCTCTTTATCTACAGGAGGACCTGATTGAATTACTGGTGATAGTAGAGCAACTGAACCATTAGGACTTTTAATTCTCCAAACAGTTCTATTTCTCTCTGTTAATGACAGCAAAAAAGGCAAGTTTGCTACTGCTTCTTCTGCTGTAATGTCTTGAATGTCTGTCATGCTGTTGCGAAACAATAGGTAATCATATCAGAGTCTAGATGCGGATCATCATTGATGCTGTTAACAGTTTCAGCAAAACCTTCAGCACCTTCCTCATCAAATTTGAAAATCACATTTTGTTCATATCCCTCATCATCTACTAACTTAACAGAACGTTTCGAGAAATTAATAAAGATGTGTGCCAAATATGGTCGAAGATCCTTTTCCATGATAAATTCGTAATTACCTTCAGTATAAGGTATTTAGACAATTAAGTCAAGTGGCATTAGACACTTGATAGAGTGTCACTTCCTCTCTTGATAGTATATGAGTCTGGTATTATCTGTTTATATGATGCCTTGGTGTTAGTGAGAGAAACATAGTAATCAGATGCTTTAGTTGGTTTCATCATAATCTCTACACCACCATTTACTACAGTTCTCTTACCAACAAGTTGTTTATTGCTTGTTGGTTTCTCTGTATTGATTAATTCTAATATATGTGGAGTGACTATTTGAATAGAACTTTCTGCATTGAAAGTTAGTTCTAATCCACTATTTGATTGCTGTTGATATGAATTTTCATATTGTATTCCAGTTATCTTAGATACAGTAGAATTTAATCTAAACTCAGAACTATGCATTTCTAGTGCAGCACCTACAATATTCATATCAACATCAGATCCAAATTTAATTGCATGTTTCTGTGTTGTATTTGTAGTTGAATCATACCCCTCAGCACTTAAGAAGAATCCTCCTCCTACTTCTAAATGACAGTTGCCAGTTATCTTAAGATGATAATCACCATCAATAGTTCTTGCGTAAGATCCATTTACTAATTTACAGTCATCACCATGAACTTCTTGTGTTAATACACCTGCCCATGATATATGATCTGCTACTGTTGATCCAATATCACCTTTATTATTAGTCTGTTTTAGTCTATATGACTCAACTGCTGCTGTAATCTCTGCATCGGTAGCATCAGGATTGTCTTTTCTATATTGATCTCTTGCTTTTTTCTCTGCGTAATGTGAGTTGTTATACAATAAAGATGTATGAGTTGTACCATTTACTTTCTTTTGTACTTCACCCTGACGACCAGGTGTTCCCAAATACAATTCATAAGAACCATTGACATGATTCTTTGCAGAAGTTAGGTATGGATCTGCATCATCATATATGTCACTGAATGTAGTTTCTGTCTTTGTTTTATCTGTAATACCAACTAAAGGATACCATCCTAAAGACTTACTTGTATTGATAGGTCTATTGGATATTTTACTATCAAAGTCATTAATGAGTTGTATAATACTTGAAATATTAACAACATCATATCTAACTGCATCCTGTAAATGAAATATACCAGTTGACTTTTCCCACGCAGTAATTATAGTAGTTGCTTCTCCTACACCATTTACTGTTGTAGTAATAGATTTAGTTAGATCACCAATGTCTTTGATTATCTTAGCAACGTCTGTAATTATATTAGATGTAATAGTATCTACAGTATTAACAACAAATGTAGATTTATTTAAGGAATTAGAAAGATATTTGTCAAGAACATCTGTGACTGTCTTTAGTGGTGTAGCAGTATATGTTGCAATAGAAGCATCTAAGGCAACTGCTGATGTCAATACCTTTGTAATTGCTGTTTGAACTGAAGTTATTATATTGTATGGAACTCCTGTAGATAACAAGAGCATGTTTGCAAGTTTAAGATCTTCTGCTAGATTAATTAATGCTTGACGCATTGCAGAGATTACTTGAGCAAATAAAGAACCCAAATAATTATTGATATTAATTGTCAACTCTGCCTTAGTAATTAACTTACCACTTACTAAATCAAGATACTCTCCACCCTCTGCCTTGACTAGAGTAGCAGCAGTATTAGCAAGATCTTCTATGAGATATGATAGTTTATATTCCAATGTTTTCCAAGGACCACCAACACCATTCGCTGCAGGTATTGGTTGTGTAGGGTCTAATGGTTTGATTGGGTTAGCATAACTACCGTTTATGTCTTTAAATGATCCTATGTTTTTTGGAGATCCACTACCACCGATTATAGTTGTAGTTGAACCAGGTATTCCTACTGTATTGTTTGTACTTTGTCTTAATGGTGCTAATGGGTTTCCTATATTTTTATCGCCAGGATGTATAGCAGAACTATTAGGTGCTACACCTGTTGGTATTTTTTGATCTGTAAAAGCAAAGTCTCTTGTCTTTTTAGTTGCATCTGATTTATTAACTCTCATCACACCTAATACTATAGGCATCTGTGCATGTTCTCCATCCATGAAGAATCCCATAACAATAGCACCAGGTTGGAGTTGACCAGACGATTCTCCCTGTCCGTCATTTCCTGCCTGTGACGTATGTTGTAATACTGTTGCCCAAGGTAATGCAGTAGAAGGTAAGTCTGCTACTGTTCCTCCTTGAAAGTTTGTATAAAATCCAAGGATACGAACTTTTACCCTACCAAGTTCCATAGGGTCTTCGTTGTCTTCAACCTCACCAACCCACCAAAAGAAACCGTCTTTACCGACAAAGTTTACTTCTCTTTCGTTAAATATACCATCAATGGTCGATGCCATTTATTTACACAGTCTTTTTATTATTTATCCCTGTAATCGACTTCCTGTTCTCCAAGGTTTTATGATAACTGTTTCTTCTTTCATATGCATACGGATTAAGACCTCTTTCGTCTCAGTCATATGTTCTGAGTAAAAAATTACTGGTTGTTCGTTTAGTGCTGTTCTAGCGTCTCCACTCATATTGTTTTGTATTTGCTGATACTATTTTATCATGAAACCCTAACAAAACACCAATATTTTATAATGTTTTTAGGTTTCCTTAATAATATCTAGGATTTTGTCTAGTCATAGGTGTGATAAGAACCTCTACTAATAAGTTCAAATCTGCAGAAATCTGTTCATGTGTCTCTGCCATTCTACGGTATCCACTACCAACATACATTTGTCCTGCAAATACTGATACAGTAGCAAGTCCCCAGAACCAATAGTAAAATTTACTTTTTACTTGTGCTCTTAATTTTTCTTTAATTTCCATAACGTTGAAGGATTAGGAGTAGGATCTGTCACTGGTGCTGTACAAGCATTAATGCCGAAGGAAATGAAACAGATTAGGAGAACCCCAAACGACATTTCCTTTATCGTCAAACCCTTGATCCTTTGAAGTAAGTTTGTCACCATATAAATGTATTTCTGAAACAATACGATTGCCTCGTTCACCGAGGCATCTCGTACTATCTAGTTTACCATGCCACGATTCATCGTGAAACGTAAACATCATATCACATTCTTCATGTCTTGTCAAGTCAAGGCGATAGTTCTCCATGATACCTGTCGTGGAGGACGTTTGTACCCATTTATGTCTTTTATGTCTATATGGATTATGCTCTTGAGATCTATAAAAGTTCCTTGAAACAAAAAAATCCCCTTCTTTTTCCCATATTATCTCACATTGAGAAAAACAATGGGGATTACTTTGTGCTTGCTGTCTGTTGTGCCAATGACCTAAAAGATAGTCATCAATCGTCATAAATTAAACATTCTGGTTCATCAGGATGTAAGTCACAGAAAATTTCTAGTGCATTAGGATCATGATGATCTCCTGCTTCGATTTCTGCCTTATGATGCTCTGCATACTCTTCAAGTTCATGAAGTTCTGCTTTTGCATGTCTGCGTGCTGCAGGTGATGACATTGGATTTTCGATTAGATCTTTGTCGTATTGGATGTGTTGTTCTATTGTTTTCATATTGTACCTCTGTGATACAGAACTATTTATCTTAAAATTGAGTCTTTCATCAATTCTAAGTCTGTATTCATTATATCTTCAGTCATTGAATGCGTCAAGGTCTTTATCAGGTAACGCCCACTATACTTACGATCAATACTTGTACTTCTTCCAAATCCACCACCAGACTTAGCAATACTAGGAATTATAATGTCAATACCAGAACCAGGATACAAATCTAAATTACCAGGTATTCTGATTTTAAGATTGATATGATTGAGTGTTGCTTTCCGTATATACCTGTACGCTTGTAGTTCTGCAAGTTGCTCATAAGACGCTTGAGGATTATTCTGAAACTTAGGGTCAAATGATTGATTAGGCAAACCACAGTATCTAATTCTTTTCGGTTTGTACATATGATTTCTAACATCAGTATCCATATTAACCAATGGATTTACAGATTTACCTGCGTTTAAATGTGCCATTCTTGGCCATATATCTTCAAGACTATAATTATATGCTGTGCTTGACATATCTTTACTCAATCCCATCTTAGATGATGTAATTGATACAGGATCAAATCCAACACTATAACCAGAATATATCCCATGTCTCAAGTTTGTCATAGTTGTTGCCTCATCAGGAAATACAACTGAGTCAATCAAGAACTGATTATCAATAGGACTTTCTGTATTTTTTATATCATGAACATATTGATACATCTTTGCTTGTCCTGTGATAGGACTTGTTTCAGAGTTTTCCCTTTGTTTTTCTATGTCCTCAATCATTTTATCATATGATTTTGCATGAAATCCCAGAGAATTTTCAAAGAATACAAAACCATTCTGTAAACTACCACCTTTTTGTGATTTACGAATAGTTCTTAACAAGACCCAAGGTATAACATCAAATGGTCTCCAATTAGGTGCAATAAATGAATGTTCATTTAGTGTTTCCTCAGTAAAAAGTCTTTTTGAAGATCCAATATAATTTTTATCTTTTACTAATGTCTCAATAATATTTTCTGCTTTTGCATTATTATTAAATATAACCTCTGAATTACCAAACACATTGACAGATTCATTCTTCATGAACTCGTCACTATAACATTTAATAAAATATACTTCATTAGTTTGTCCTGCTCTTATCCTATCATATATCCCATATGACCTAAAGTAATATGTTCTATCTACTGGAAAACTTTGTATTTCTAACTTGAATACTTCTGTGCCTGTTAATGCACCCATTAAACCTGCTGCATCTTCAAATATAAACTCAGCTTCCATTGTATGCAATTCTATAGATTCATATATCTCCCAACCTCTACAAAAAGTTATTAGATCAAATGCACCTTCTTTGTTCTGTAATCTTTCACCATCTCTATACATGCTAAGACGATACTGTGCCTCACCAGGTCTGGATATTTGTATAGAACTTTTTCTTATTGTACTTGGCATAATTTAACCCATGACAGATTGGTTTTGGTTTCCTCTAGCACCAGAACCTCGTTTATTCTGAGCTTTTACTTTTTCTACCATTGATCTAGCAGCTTTCTGCATCTGAAGAACTTTTTGGTTCTCAGACTTAACCGTTGCTTGAACTCCACTATTATGTGCTTGAACTGCTGCTAATGCTGTTTGAATAGTTACTTGAATCTTTTCATGCATAGCATTAGTAGCATGAACTCTCTCCTTTGCTGCTTTTTTATTGTAGTAATCTCTTTGTTTATCATCAGAGTTAGTATTTGATCCTGCACCTTGTGCTTGACTTACAGGAGATTGAGTCTTAGGTGCTTTAGATATTAAACTTTCACCATCTTTTTTGCTAGTTGAGAATGCTACACCTCTATTTCTTTCCTGTTGATTATTCTTTCTCTGGGTAGCCTCACTGTCTGTGATACCCATATTTTTCTTAGCATAAAAATCTGTAGCAGATTTACCATCATCTTTAGTATATAAACTATTACCAATCTTAAAGTTAGTTGAGAAAGAGAATTTATCATCATTATTAAACAGAGGAGTTTTTGTAAACAGGTCACCATCAATTAAATTCATATAGTTAGTTGCCTGTTCTTCGTTTGCACCTTTTTTGTATAAGAAGTTAGTTAGTCCTTCATTATCTTGTGCTAATGCAAAGGCATCTAAACCTTTCTTCTGATCACTAGATTTCATAAAAGCATCACTAATTTTAGTGTTCTCTCCTTTGCTAAGTAAATCCATAAAGAAATTACCACCAAAATCAGATTTTTTTGCACCTTTATCTGCAGCATCTGCTTGATTTAATACCTTCCTAATGTTTAATGCAGCATCACCTACAGATCCATCACCACCTTCTAGTGCATTCTTCATTATAGTCCTTTGACTATTTGCTACTGCCTGTTGTGAACCTACACCTGTAGTTTCTTCAGGTGTTTTAGGAGCAACTCCAACACCAATAGAATCTGGATATCCATACTTAGAAGGTCCTTTCTTTTCTTTCTGACCTGCAAACCACATACCCCACTTATCGTATATAACTTGTACAATCTTAAATGTATCAATCTGACCTCTTAAGAAGTCAGCAAGGTTTCTTAATCTTGCACCATAATCACCTGATCTATAGTCAGCAATGTTTAATCCCAATCCTTGAGAGTGGAAAGGTCCTCCACCTACAGGTTGTCTTCCACTAGGATCATATCCTTTTTCATTTGCAGCATTTTCTTTTGAGAATTTATTATTTTTAAAATTAGGATGACCATATACTGTCATTCCTCTACTCAACATTTGTCTACCAAGGATCTTAGCAGCTTTTATACCTCCATCTGGATCAGTGACACCCATTCCACCAGAGTAACCAGGATGATTAGCAGCATCTGCGATACGACCTGTACCTGCCTGTGTTCCCATGCCACTTATCATTTCTCCAATACTACCTGCAGTTCCATTGAAGTATGAGTTCATGAAACCACCAATAGCAGCTCCTGTCTTACCACCAATTAGATCTGCTATTGTACCACCAAAGTTTCCTGCAATATCTCTAAATTTAGATGCCCAGTTTCCGTCTCCTTTTAATATGTCACCTATTCCCATTGCAGTATTGATCCAACCACCTGCCTTAGATCCACCTAAGAAATTACCTGCAACACCACCAATACCTTTTATGATATCCCAACCAGTTGCCTTACCATTTTCACCACTACCACCACCTTGGAATATACCCATGATATTACCAATCGAAGCACCAGCTTGCTCATTACCAAACATCCTACCTATCATAGCAGCACCACTGGTTTGACCATCACCCTTAGTCAAGAAGTTTCCGATCTGACCCCATAAACCAGGTTTCTTAGTTGGTGAGTTAGTTTGTCCTCCTACTGGTTTACCATCCCATGCACTTGGCCATCCACTACCATGCGTACCAGTTCCAAATCCACCATCTCTACCTGTTCCAAAGTTTGCTTGAGTACCCATCCTTTGAGCACCACCCCAAGTTCTACCTTTTAATAGATTACCTGCACCTTTAAATAAACCACCTATGAACATCTCAGGAGGCATTGCACCTGACATACCCAAACCTGCAGCTGCTGCTTCATTATAAGCTGTTAAATATGGATTTGCTCTTGTTGCAGCATTATTGATAGGTATTACATATCCACCACCCTTTTTGTCACCTACGACTTTTTCAGTACCATGACCAATGAATGATGTACTTTTACCTCCATCCATTGAAACTGGATAACCAGTATCAGGACCTCTAATCAGACCACCCTGCTGTGGTACAATTCTTCCTATATTTGCCTTACCTATAGGTCCTCCCATTTTTCTTTCTGGGACTTCTTCTCCTCCTTCTTCTTCTCCTCCCTCTTCTGCTGCCTCAGCATCACCACCCATCACCATAGAACCTACAGTGAGTATACCACCAGTGATTAATGCACCTTTTGTAAATCCTGGTGCTCTGCGTAAGAATTTTGAACCTCCTAGTCCTCCTCCATGTTTAAGTGCTTTTAAACCTCTTCTTGCTCTTAGTGCGTTTCTAAAATTAAACAGTGCATTATTAAAACCTTTGAAGATCATACCGATCTCCTTCATAGTTTTACCTATCCTAAGAGGATTTAACCACTTAAGTCCTACAACTATGGCACCAAACGCTACTATACCCTTGGCAAACGCAAGCACTCTTTGCCAAGTGCTCATATTTTCACCACCCCTCAATGCTTTTGCAAGACTATTGATACCTGTAACAAAAGCACTAGCAATAAACGAACTAATTGCCTTGAATACTCCATATATTATTTTAAACGTATTTACTATCTTTTTTTGATTTTTCTCATCTGCCAACCATTTCAAGACAGGTACTCCAATTAACATTTTGAAGAGAGCACCAAGCATCTGCAACAAACCTTTTAGGAAATTAGGTGCTTTAAATGCTTCTAATAATTTTCCTACAAATGTAAATTTTTGTTTTTTGACTTCTGTATATTCTGGTTCAAATTCTGTTGATTTCTTTGCTAGTGCTTTTGCACGTGCTATTTCTATCGCTTCTATCTTAACAAGACTCCCTGCTATACCATTAACTACTCCACCAAGTTGGTTTATTGCTTCAACTTGTTTTGTTTGTATACCTATAGTTGCCTTTTCTTGTTTCTTTGCATCACTAGCCGCAGCTATCCCTGTTGTGGAGACAAACTTGTAAATATTAATTTTGGTTGGTGAGACGTTCATACTTAGTATTTATTGCCCTCCAACAGGAACTGCTACTTTAATAGGAGTCAATTTCTCAATAATCATAGGCATAGGAATAAACTCTAACTGAGATTGCATCGCATATGCTTTTGACATTGAATTTGATTTACTATCTAAGTGATTACTACGTGAGTTTGTACCTCTATTAGTAAATATACCCAATGCCTCAGGTTTAACACCTAATTCAGGTGCCATACCTCGAATACCCTCCATAATAGCATTAGGTCCACCACCTGATATCATACCAGTCACTGTCTTAAATATACCACCAAATCCCATTCTCTCTGCTACATCACCAAACAAACTCAATGGAGAGAATCCTGCACCATCCATACCTGTCACTCCGAATGATCCTAATATACCACCTAAACCAGGTATTCCACTTATTATACCTCCTATTCCAGGAAATTTATTCATAAATCCACCAATACCACCTAAGAAGTCTTGGAAACCTTGAGGTAAGAAACTGGTAAGACTACCTAGAGCACCAGATATACCACCAGTCATAAATCCACCTATTGCTTTACCAAATGGATTATTAGACATGAAATTACCAAAGGCAGAATCAGCACCAAAAGTTTTAGGGAAGAATCCACCTAATGCACCTAGACCACCAGTGATACCTCCCATGATATCACCAGACGCAAATGCAGATACAGCATTCGCTGCTTGCATGAATGGCATAATTGGTGCTAATGCAGGGATAAATGGTGCTGCTACACTTAAGATAGGCATAGCAACCTTTGCTATAGAACCTACAACGTTAGTTACAGTATTAACAACACCTTTTACAACATTAGTGACACCTTTAAATATCCTTTTAACAAATCCAAAAAGGTATTCTGGTGGTCTATATCCACCCTCTTCAAATCCAAACTTCCACCAAGGTTTTTTCTTCTTTGCTGTATCTGTCTTCTTAGATCCAATACCAAAGGCACCCTCTGGCATTGTGTCTCCATATCTTTCGTTGTCTGACTCTACACCTTTATTTTCTTCCTCAGGTACAAAAGGTTTTGTCTTATAGGAAGATCCAAAATCTATACCCTCTAATGGGTTATGTTTCTTACCATGCTTTCTTTCATATGGACTTATATATTCTTTCTTCTTTTCTTTAGGAGTGATACTAAATGATCCTTCTGGGAATGTATCACCATACCTTTCGTTATCTGTTTCTACACCTAAGTACTTGTTCATAGGTATAAAAGGCATTGTCTCATAGGACAATCCTCTATCTTTTACAGTTGATAGGGGATTATGTTTCTTACCAAATTTTCTTTCATATGGACTTAACCTCTTTTTCTTAATGCCAAAAGCACCTTCGGGCATTGTATCACCATATCTTTCATTGTCAGATTCTACACCTTTATAATCTTCAGCAGGTACAAAAGGCATTGTATCATAACTCTGTCCTTCTTTCGGAGAAGGTTTGAGTTTCTTTGTTCCTGATGTACTATCACCTGCCTCTTTTTCCTCTTTACTTGCAACACCAACCATTGCCTGACCTTCGGTCTTTTCTCCTTCAGAAACAGGATCAGATTTAAAGAATGATTTGTGAAGTAATGGTAGAGTATTCTTAAATCCGAAACCATCCATAAACCAAGCAATGTTCGGGACTTCTTTACCCATTAAGAATCCTATAGGACCTAGCATTGCTTTTATAGCAATTTTAGCACCACCATATATCTTCTCTCTCAATCCAAAACCGAGAGGTGGTATCCAATTAGGAGGATCTTTAGGAAAATCTGGTATTTTTATCTTTGGTATGCCTTTATAAAATATGGTGACTCTCTCCTTCATCCAGCCCAATATATTCTTCAATTGTCCTATAAACGCAGCAGCATCTTCCTTTAATTTTTTACCAGCTGCTTTCCAGTTTTGAGTTCCACCTTCTCCACCTTGGAATCCGAGATATAGTAAATTACCTACGTATTCACCAACCATAGTACCAATCCAACTACCAATACCTGGTAATAACCATGTTCCTAGTCCACCACCGACTGCTGCACCCGCAGTCTTGAATATCGTTGCTCCCCAAGGATCTCCCTGTAATCTTGAAAATACTGCTGTTAGTAGAGTTCCAAAAATAGGTATTTTTCCAAAAGTATTTTGAAATGCTTTGCCGAGAAGTTTTACATTATTCTTCCCCATAAATTTTAAAGCACCACGACCAAAGGTTCTCTTCATTCCATACTTGGTAGCAATACCTGTTTTTGCTCCCGAAGGACTTAAACCTGATGTCTTAGGTTGAACTTTAGGTTTAAATTTATCTGGTCTTTGACGTTGTAATCTCTCTACTTTTTTTAGTGCTTCTGCATGAGTATCACCTTGTGCTCTAAATCCATCATATGCAGTTCTACCATTTTTTCCAAATTGTTTCGTAAGTAGATCTTTTCTTTGATTTAATCTAGTATTTTTAAGTTTATTTTTATTTGGAGAAGTTCTACCTTTGTTATCTTTTCCTTTATTTTTACCTTCTTGAGTTCTGTCACGATAAAAATCCATTCCCAAAAGACTGAGAATAGCATCCATAGTCCCAAATGGATTTAATAATACAGTTAAACCTGCTAAACCTAGTACGAGTTTACCTAGTCCTGCTAATTTGTCTCCAAAAGTCTTTCCATTTACTAATTGATTAAAAGGTTTAGCTATACCATCAACGACTAATCTTTTTCCCCATTTAAGAAATGTCTCAAAGACATATTTAAAATTTTCTACAAATTCTTTTCTTCTTTCCTGTGCAGCTTTATCATTAAACCATGCTTCTAAATTTTTTAACTCTTTTAATGCAAACAGTTTTAATAAGAAAGCGATAATAGATGTTAATATCCTCTGGAAACCACCTAAAAGTGTATCTTTTAATTTACTACCAAATTTTCCTTTTGTACTATTTGCGTCTTTTGCCTGTTTCTCAAGATCCTTACCATCCATTAATTTTTGACTTTCTATCTCTTCTTCTCTAAGTCTATCTTGCTCTCTTTTCTTTCTTCTGCGTTCTGCTATTTCTACAAGTTTTTCGTTCTTTGCACTTGCTTTGTATATCTTTTCAAGGTTATTAACAGTTTTTGAAAGTCCAGATATTGAACCACCTAGTCTATTGGTTGCTAAAAGTGTTGTACGAGCTGCTTCATTCGAGGCAGTTGCTGTCGAGGCAGCACTACCTGGATTAATGAACTTGTACATTGAAATTTTAGCCACTAGACTTAGACTGTTGATCCTTCATTCGTTGATTCTCTTCTTCGAGAAATTGTATTAACAAATTCATGTAGATCTCTTTTTCCCAAGGCAGCAAATTTTCAATATGCTCAATTTGCCACTTATGATGATGAATTAATGCAAAATTAGTTTCATAATAACCACGCAAATCAGCGTGCATCAGGGCTATGCGAAAAAACTCGCTAGTCCTTCAAGTTTTACTTCACTCTCAACTTTTGTGTTAGGATTAGTCACTTTCAATGTATGCTGTAGTTTTGGCATACTTTCAAAGAAATCTTGCACTTTCTTAAACTGATCAGAAGTCATTTGATCTAGAAATGCATTAAGCTCCTCTTTTGGTAAGTCTTTACACTCATATACCTGTTCTGTATCTGCAATAGATTCGATACACCCAGCTGCCATTTTAAAGACTTGATCAACTCCACCTTCATTTTCTTGGAAATTCATTTCTACAAAAACATCCAAACTTGGATATTTCATGGTAAGAACAATTTCTTCAGATAATTTAATTTCCTTTTTATGACCTTTAGTCTTGTGAATTTTAATTTGGTCTAAAGGAATGGAAACAGGAACTTGTGTTTCACCATCATCAGGGCATGTCACATTTACTTCTACAGATTCACCAACAGACTTGGTTCTGATCTGTAAGAAAACGTATTCAATATCAAAGGTTGATAAATGCTCAACATCTTTAATATCGGTGCATGCTTTAATAATGTTCTTAATAGCAGTGATTAATTCTGCTTGTTCACCAGTTTCAGTTGCAATTAATAGAATTTTCTCTTCTTTTACGAGAAAAGGTCTAAAATTCACCACTCTGTTATCAGAAGGAAGTTTAAGTTTAAACTTCGGAGTATTTAATACGGGAAGTGCCATAATAATATATTTTCAGTTGTAATTATTTAGTTGAAAACCCTAAAGGGTCATTTTTTGGGACGAATTTTTTTCGGGGTATTTTGGTAAAAAAAGTCTAAATTATATATGCGATCTACCAGTAATTGTCATTATTGATAGCCCCTTTGCTAAATCCAAATCCATTTGCATCTCCTGTTGATACATGTGCACCATGTTGATTATTACCAATATCTACGTTGTTTCTTAATGCAGGGTTCTCAACAATAAATTCCTTATTGCTACCACCATTATAAAGTGGTTTAGCATAGAATCTATATCTCTCAAAGTTAAATGATACAGTCATTGACATAATTCTTGCTTCATTATTGTTTAACTGTACTGATCCAATGTTAGTTGGATATACATTTCTTAACTCCCACATACCATGACAACCGTAATACTTTGCTTGGTTTGCAATGTAATCTAGAGCCGATTGTTTAATTGCAGGATCACTTTTCAGGTAATTTAAAAGATTATTGTCCGCTATAGTGCTACTACTACCACCAAATATACCAGAACCATTAAGAATACCACCTATTTTTTTCACAGTGTCATTTTTATTCAGGAAATTCTCAACTTTAGGACCACCACCTCTTTCAAATTTGTATATCCTTACTCTTGGGCAGCAATACATGTTGTAAAAGTGTGTGTATTGATTAGCATCACTGTTCATCAATGAAACCCATCTTTCAAAGATTACTCTAGTTCTTTGAGTTTTTGGCATCTTGAATGTCATATTAATCTGACTAAATGCATTACCAGTAGCATACTTATATGCAGATCCCACATTCATGACCTGAGCTGTAGTTATCTGTTTACTGGGTAAAGTTACACTATCAACATAGTAATCTAATAATAATTTATCGTCACCACTCTCAAATTTATCAGTAAGCATAGGAGGAGTAGCAAATTGCACTGTGTATATGTTAGTAAGAGAGAAGTCTCCTGCTTTCTTCCTACTAAAAGCCATAAACTCTTGCAATTTACTTGAAGATACATCTCCTGCACCAGGTATCCCAGTCGTCTGCGTAGCACCTACGTACTGGACAACATCTGTTATTACTTGTAATAATCCTCCAAACATTATACTCCCAACTCCTTTTCTGTAATGATCATGAACTTATATCCGTTATCTTGACAAACTTCTTCAGCTGCGTTCCATTTAGCTTTGTTGACAGCCCAAGTTAGAACTTCACTAACATATCTTTTAGTGATTTTCTTTTGAGTCTTAGGTTCTTTGGTTTGTTTAAATG